AAGGCTCAAATGTACCGAAATGGGCCACAGAACATGCCGCTTACTTTACATGGCGTGATCAGTGCTGGCTGGTCGTCTATCAAATTCTGGCCGACGTTCAGGCTGGACTGCGACCCGTGCCAACGCCGGACCAGGTGATCAGTGAACTGCCTGTACTTGTGTGGCCATCATGAGCGATCAGCCAAGCCAATCACCCCGCGAACTGGTCGAACAGCTTAAAGCTCAGGGCCTGACGTTTGAACAGATCGTGGCCGAACTCAAGAAACGTGGCATCAAGCTGGGGGGCCAGAAATGACAGACATCGTAGGGCAGATCAATAAGCAGCAGATCAGCAAAACGGTCAAGCGGGCCGCCCTTGCCGGCCTGCTGGCAATCTTGATTGTCGTTGAGGCTGACCTGCCCGCCATTGTTGAAGCCACAACCCCGGCGGGCGTGGTGCTGGCAATCGTCATTAGCCAAGCAATTTCGTTTCTCAAGTCAGGCAAAGAAATAAAGGTCTAAGCTGATGCAAGATGCAACAGTCGATGACACAGGGCCGGGGATGTCACTTCTCCAGTCTGCTCTTTACGGTGTAGGTTCCGTGTGGGGGGCGGCATATGTTGTCAATCACCCACAAGAGGAATCTATCATGCACCTATTCGTCAGGCTCATACCAAACATCCTGATCGGCATTGCCGCAGTGATTCAGGCCGTTATTGCTTATCGCAAGATGCAACAGGCCGAAAAAGCCAAGTAATTCTGTTCGATCCTCAGTCCCGGAAAGGCAGGTGATCTGTTGTTTGGTGAAATAGTGGTCATGTACGGTCTTCAGTGCCCATCAGGCGATTGCCCAAAAAACGTCCAAATTTCGCCCGTGGTTGCGTCGCCGGTGGCGATAGGTGAAATCTATCGACCGAACCCACTGCAACGCATCCTGCGCAAACGTGGGTCGGTTTACGCCGTTCCTGTTCTGATTCTTCCTGCCGAAACCAAGAAAGACGAGGTGAAGTGATGGCTCTTGACCCTGAGATTCAGACACAGCTTGATACGCTGGTTGCCGAGGTAACAAGCAAATTCGCAGCCGAAAAGCAGGCCGCTCTTGATGCTGCCAAGGTGGAAAGCGATGCGGCTATCGCATCCGCCAAGAAAGAAGGGCAGGGCGAGCTTTTGCTCACCTTAAAAAGTGCCTTCGGATTGCCTGTCTAAGGCCATCTTGTCGCTTGCCGCGTGCCTGTCTTTGTACTTTGGAAGTCAGAAGATCGGCACGTTAGGCGAAGCCACGCAGACAACGCCAGAGCCAATCAAACCGGCTTGGCTGACGCTTGTTTACGGATCCAAATCGATTGACTGGATCGGTGACGAAAAGATCATGGCCGCAGCTACCAGCCGAGGCCAGCGAATCAGCTTTATCAGTGCCGATGATGCCGCCCTAGAAAAGCTGCATTTAAAGCCAATGGTTCAGGCAGTCGGCACGCCTTGTCTCATCTTTCAAGGTGCTGACGGTCTAATTCAGCGGCTCGCGAAAGTGACCACGATTGACGAAGTTGTCAAACAGATTGAATCCATCAAAAATTAGTTGGCAAACGTAAACGGCAAAACAATCGACCTGACACCCACTGAGGGGATGCGGGCCGAGGCTGAACGATACCGGAAATGGAAGGCCGACGGTCGCCGTGGTGGAACCGACACCGCACGGCGGCGGGCCGACCAGATCCTGTCAGCAGGCGAATTGTCGCCAGATGTGGTCATCACCATGTCGGCATGGTTCGCACGCCATGAGGTTGACAAGCGGGCCACCGGCTTTCGACCTGGCGAAGCAGGCTATCCAAGCCCCGGCAGAGTGGCATGGGCGGCATGGGGCGGCGATGCGGGCAAAACGTGGGCAGACGCCAAAGCCAAAACCATCAAGCGTGCCCGTGGTGAATCAGTCAAAGCACGCCAGACACCGAAACAACTGCTGGACGCGATGCCGGACGGTGAACCGCTTTACCGTGCGGCCCGGTCGATTCTGCTGGCAATCGGCAAACAACAGATTGAAACATGGCGGCGGTTTATCGAGCCACCAAAGGCCAAAGAATTTAATCCGCTCGACCCGTTTGCTGGCAGTATCGAGATGGGCAACCGATTTATCCCGACGATTACGTCATACATCGACGAATCAGGCCGGGCGGCATTGGTAGAGCTTGACCAGCAGGACGCAGACGATTGGCTGGTGAAAGCTCCGCATGTCATTGATGCGGCACGAACGGCTACGCTGGATTTGTGCCAAGAGACGACAAACCAGTTTATTTTCGATCTCAATACGACACTTGACGGGATTCGTGAGGATATTGCCGAATCGATCAGAACCGGCGAAACGCTTGGCGATACGGTTGACCGGGTATCTCGATGGGTGGATGAAAACTCTCGCTGGCGTGCCCGTCGCATCGCTGTCACTGAATCAGCACGAGCCTACAACCAAGGCCGCTTTGAAGCCACAAAAGGGCTTGATTTTGTCGCCGGTTATGAGCTGGTTCTATCGTCCGACGCCTGCCCACTCTGCCATGCGATCAAACGCCAATGCCCGGTTATTCCCAAAGATGGCACATTCGGCCAAAACGGCAAAAATGAGACGTATAAGAATCTGAAATTTCCGCCATTTCATCCGGGTTGCCGCTGCACGACAGTAGTAGTATTCGATGACGAGGTGCCGAAGGAATGGCCACGGCCCGTTAAGCCTGCCGATAACGGCTATATCCTGCCAAGTGATGCCGACTTTGCCAACGCCATTGAGGGCGGTTATGAGTCAGTCGCCATCGGCAACGCCAAATCAATCAACGCCTTTATTTTGACTGAATAACAGGGCCTGACAAATGGAAAAACTCGTGAAGGCAGTCGAAACGACTGTCAACGGCAGCGGTGCAGGCTCGTTCAAGGGCTATGCCGCCCGCTTTCTCAACATTGACCGGCAGGGCGACATCATTCTGCCCGGTGCCTTTTCTGGTGCTATCCAAACATTTATGGACGATGGCGGCATGGTGCTTGCCGACCATGAAAACAAGACATCTGCTGTGATCGGCACATTGATCGATGCCCACGAAGACAGAAGCGGCCTGATGGTTGACGTCGCATTATCTGCCACGAAATCAGGGCAGGAAGTACGCCAATTACTTAAAGAAAAGGCATTGCGGAAAATGTCGATTAGTTTTTACGCCAAACGTCCGACACGCATCCCAGATTCAGCCATCCGCGAACTCTGGCAGAAATACAACTACAAGCCAAGCGACGCCCAGAAGCAGCTCGCCAAGTCAGGTGCGAACCTGATCAGTGAGGTGGCAGAGGTCTTGGAAGTCTCCATCGTGCCTATCCCCGCCAACCCCGGCGCGGAAGTGATTGCAGTCAAGTCTCACGACGACTGTGATACACCGGCATTACCACCCACTGGCTTTGTGCAAGTGGCCGGTCAGTTGCTCGATTTCACCGCTTTAGTCAAGCGATGCGAGCTTGCTGATCGTGTCATTTCTGATTTTCAATCGCCAAACCGGCGACATAAGTAAGGAGGCCATAACATGGCTTTGACAGAGACTCGCACGGCTTCGGCGATTGCTGAAGACCGTCTCCGACTGGCTGCGCAGGTTCAGGGCCTGCGTGACGAACTGGTTTCAGCCCCTGACGAAGTTCGGGCAGAGAAGTCTGCCGACTTGTCGAGCCTGATGGACCAGCTTGAACGCTGTGATTCCGAATATCAGTTGGCCGCATCGCTTGAGCGTGCGAACCAGATGATTGAAAAGATGGCACGTCAACCGAATCGGCCCGAACCGACCGTTTACGGGGCTAATGTCCAATATCAGCCCGCCCGTGTCTCTTACGATGGCCGCGTGCTGGATAATGGCGGGCTTGCCGATCCGTCTGACAAGTCGGCACTGGCATCACCTGAATATCATCAGGCTTTCAAGGCACTGATTCAGGCACGCGGTCGCATTGAACTGGTCAAGAGTTCAAGCCTGCGGAATATGCTGGAAGTGTACGGCAAGGGCGGCGACTTCGGTTTGCCCTCAAACGAGTTTTATATGCCCTTCAGTAAGGATATGACACTTGGCACCACCACCAACGGCACGAACACCGTTACGCCTGATTTCCGCTTTGATGTGGTTGTCGGCAGAACGGTTGCCCCTGTAATGACACGCATCTGTCGCGTCATTAACACAAATGTCAATCAGGTGACGTTCCCTCGTGATTCAAACACGAACAACATCACCACCGCGCCGCAGTATGGTACGACGTTCCGCCCGTTCATGGGTGAAACAGTCAATACCACGCTGTCAAAGATCGACACCGGCCCGTTCACCCAGTTAACGATTCCAGTTAACACCGGCACGATGTTTACTGACGTATCGGCTGATTTCTTCGCCGATGTGGCAGGCATCAGCAACTACATCCAGACAGAGGCCAGCAAGGCTTTTGCTGCTGTGGTTGATAATCAGGTCATTAACGGTGTGACCGCATCGACCGAAGCCGAAGGTGTGATTTCAAACAGTTCAGTCGGCATCACCAAAACGGCCAGCAATAACACGCTGGTTGCATCAAAGGTGATTGACGGCTTCTATGCCCTTGCTGACCAGTACGCGACGAACCTTTCATGGGTCATGCGTCGTGCGACTCATGGCAAGCTGGTTGCGTTGAATGACAGCACCAACAGAAGCCTTTTCTTAGGTTCTGCCGACTCTGGTTATGTGCAAGGTATTACGCCTTCCATCATGGGCCAGCCGGTTTACTTCAACGGCTTCGTGCCTGCATCGGGTGCATCAACGCCTAAGTCGATTGTCTTAGGTGATTTTAACGAATACATCCTACTTCTGCGGCAGGGCTTTACGGTCGCGATTGATGAGGTGTCGCTGGCCTATGCCAACCGCGTCCGCATCGCGGTCAAATACCGCTTTGGCGGTGCGGTCCGTGATCCTCGCGCATTCCAGATTATTCAGGAACTTGTCTAAGTTTTGAGGGCGTGCCCCTCGCCGTTCCCGGTTGTCAGATGCTTCGGCAGCCGGGGGCGGTTTTCATCTTACTTTGTTTATCCACCTGAAATAAGACTACTGTACTATGCCTGCATATATAACACAAAACGAAGCGGCCTTATTTGCTGAAACGCTTGGCAGTGTGTCCGCCATGCGTGCCACTGTTTTACTCACTGCCGCATCGACCATGCTTGACCAGTTCACAGGGCGGACTTTTACAGGTGCCGAATTGACTGATAGCGTCAAGGCCGGTATTGCGATGTGTGCCGAATGGATGGCGACATCTAACCCGGCAGGCGGCACGATCATCAAAGAGAAAATCGGCGATTATGACGTCAGTTATGCCACGCCTGAAGCGGGCAGCATTCCGGTCGCCATTCAGATGTTGTGGGCACCTTACAAGATTGTGGCGGTAGGATGATTAATTACAAATACAATCTGAATTGGAAAGGCAAGCTGGCAATAATCAAGTATCGCAAAGCTGTTGAAAAGGCGGTGCTGAAGTCTGCATTAATTGTGCAGCGTGAAGCTATATCGCTGTTGAAAGTCAGCGGTAAGGGCGTAACGGCCAAACTGGGCCTTAATAAAGTTAAAGGCCGCGGTGTCAGCAAGTTATCAGGTGCTCAAAAAACCGAACTGCGATTTAAGCAGGG